AAATATTGTTCAGGTTCAAATTAAAAAGGAGATAGCATGATTAAAGATGTTATTGCTCAGATTAGAGCGAAGTTAAGTGACGAAGAATTGTCAAAAGTAAGTGGCTTATTGAGCCAGGTAGAGCGTGAAGGAGATGATCTCGGTTCGGATTTATCAGCAGCCAACCATGAGAGCAAAACACGCAAAGAAAAAATCAGGGAGCTTCAATCGCAAATTGATGGCTCAGGTGATCTTAGCGAGAAGCATAAAACTGAAGTTGACAAACTCAAAGCTGAGATTAAGGAATACAAGGGTTACAAAACCGAACTCGAAACCTTCAAAGCAAAAGAGCTTGAAACATTCACTACTCAATTTGATGGGATAGTCAAGCAATTGACAGTTGAAGAAACTGATCCCAAGTTTAAACAATACAAGTTGGTTAAGGACAAGTTCAAGTTTGCCGAAGAAGGAAAGACTTTAACTGCTGACGAAATTAAGTCTAATCTGGACATCTACAATCTGGCCAAAGAATTTGGCGGATTAGACTTCGAGGACAACAATTTTGATGATGGTGCAAATCCAAAGCGTCCACCATCTACAGATCCAGGGAAAAGCCCATTTGATGCTTTTCCAACTGGTAATTAGGAGAAAAAATGGCTAATCAAACACTGAGAGACTTAATCGTTTCGTATGCTGGCAAATCTGCCAATATTGAAACTATCATGTCTCACCTGACCAAAAGATCAGGTATTTTGAAAACAGCTCAAGCGATTCCTGCCAACTACAACATTTATCATAAGTATAGAAAAGTTGCAGCTCTTCCGAGCTTCACGGTTGGTGGAATGAATCAGGACTTGACAGACGTAACAGTGAGCAATGATCTGTTCCAACAAGAATTATGCTCAATTGATGCAATCCAAACTGAATATAAGAAACAACTGGATAATTATCCAGGTGGCCCACGTAAATTCTTCGCTGACCAATTCATGGCTTTCATCGAAGGTTGGGGACAAGCTGCATCAAACCAAATCATCTATGGAACATCCAGTCTTGGAAACACAGCAGGTGTGATTGGACTGCATCAAATCGCTACTGCTAATGGTAATGTTATTAACGAAACCGGAACAAGTGGAAGTACAACTTCTATTTTTGCAGTTAAATTCAATCCGCTGACTTGTGGAGTTCTGTTTAATCCTGCTGTTGCTGCTTCTGGTAATTTCTTGAAAGTAACTCCACTTCATGGTGGCAATGCTTATCCTGAAGTTATCAATGATGGCGGAAGTGACCAAAGCAAGAAACTTGTTTATGGTACTTCTTATGAATCAAGCCTTGGCTTCTTGTCTGCATCAACTTATGACGTTGCTGCTTATCGTAGAATCCAGAATGATACTGGTGACACTCCCACCTCTGCTTATATGGACGAACTTATTGACCTGGTTCATGGTGATGAAGGTAGCACATTCTTGTATCTTAATAGAAGTGCAAAAAGAATGTTGGGACTATTGAAAGACGGTAAACTTGAATTGGGTGCAATGGACAAGAACTATAGCACTCGAATTGACTATTGGGATGGAATCCCATGCGTTGTTGACGAGAATATCCTCTCGACTGAATCAACAACTAATATCGTGTAAGGAGGTATGGAATGAATTATCATAACAGACCTAATGTAGTCGGAACTTTTTCCGATGATCAAGCAATAGTCAAAAATGCATCTACCGATTCTACCAATATGGTTGAAATTGGCGGCCCGACTGGTAGCAAGTTAATGATCAGCATCTTTGCAAATGGAGCTGTTAATATTGTAGACACAAAGGTATTGTCTTGTACATTACAAGGATTTACAGCTGATACTGCCTCAAGTGCAACATCATTTATCACTTCCGATAATGACGGTGCAGCTACTTCAGATGCAAGTGGAACAACTTTAGCAAATGCAACTGTAACTAATTATCTGTTCTCTATTCTTGGAACTACAAGCGACGCTGCTTTTGCTGATGGAGACTTGATATATGAAGGTGCAGTACCAGATACCATGCTGAATTTATTGAGCTATGATTTTATACAACTTGTATATACATCTACTGCTACAGCAGCTAATCCAGGTTCAGTTGATGCTTTTGTATGGGCAAAGCCGTAAAGGTTAGCCTTGTGGGGCGGAGTTAATCCTCCGCTCCGCCCTTTTAAGGAGAAATAATGGAATTAACATATTCCATGCTTAATTCATAAAAGGAGGATTTTATGAAATTGAATTTAATCGAAAGGATCACGCTGTTACAGATATTGCCGAAAGAAGGGAATTTTGTAACATTACGAATTGTAAGAGATTTGAAAACAGCATTGTCAATGACCGAAAAGGAATTTAAGGAATTTGGTATAAAGCAAGAAGGTGCTAACACATCTTGGAATGAGAAAGGCAATGAAGAACGTGAAATTATGATTGGTGAAAAGGCAACTGACATTATAGTCGAATCTTTAAAGGCTTTAGACAAAGAGAAGAAACTAACCGACCAGCATTTCACAGTTTACGAGAAATTCGTTAAGGAG